ACCTTGTCCAAAGTTAATATAAAATTCTTTAAAATATCTTAATGCTTGATTTTCCTCTATAAAATCTAATGTACCGTTATTTAATACTTCATTTGATACATTATTTGTTGATAATCTAATTTCATTTCTATTTGCTGAAATTTCTTTTATAAAGAAAATTTTATTAGAAGTATTAATAATTTTAGGACGTAAAATATTATACTCTATTTTATATACACCATAAGAGAGTCCTAAAGATATTAAATTATTTTCTGGAGAGAATTCTAATTCTTGAGTAAATGTCCCTTCGGAATTTGTTTGATAATTTCCTGGTATTTTATATCCATTAAATGGGCTGGCCTGATATAAGAAATTATTGAAAGAACCATATACATTCATCTCAACGTAGTCACCTTTTACTCCAAAATTTCTAGTTTGGTTAGTTGTGGCTACAAGATTAGTTTCTGAACCTTGTAATATATTATCATTAGTTTGTAATTTTATAACATTAATAGCCATAATTATATTTCTTCTATTTCACCAGGATTAAGTCCAGTGATTTGTAAAATTTGATTTTTTAGCTCAACGTTTTCTTGTCTTAGATAATCTAATTCACTTTGTAAATCTTCTAAAGACACACCTAGATAATCTAAACTTTTAGTTGCTAATCCTAAATGAGAATTATCTGATCCAGATGGTGGAATTTCAAAAAACAATAAATCATATTGTTCAAAAAAACCATTAATATCTAAATTAGGTTTAGCAATTATTTCTGTTGATTGTGGAACTAATTGAGTAAATCTATTATTAATAATATTGTTAATACTATTACTATAAATAGTTTTCTTTAATTTTATTATTTCAGCCATTATTCAACAGTTTGTAATACTTTAAAATAATAATCATCATCATAAATGTAAGTACCCCCGTCAATTTGAGATTTAATCTGTACTTTATAATAACGATCAGGTTCTAGACCAGCCATATATAACATGAAAAAACTACTTGTAGTATCATTACTTAATTGAGTAGCTGATGTGTCGAAATCAATTACTTTAAGATTTGTATTTAAATCTATGATTGAATAATATGAAGCTGTTGGCAATAGTTTATTATATATATATAAAGAACTAGTTACAAATGTTCTAGCTGGATATCTGTCTTTAGCATATACTCTTAATTTAATATATTCATTATCATAAAATATGTTTTTATTGTTTGATAATGATACTAAAATATTATTATTATTTACATATGGGGTTGAACCTGAATTGAATATACTATCATTCCATTTAAATTCCAAACATGGAGGATAAATTGTGTTGGTATCTCTTGAAAAGAAATTAAAGGTGTATTGATAATTAATATCAAATTCAATAGAACCAGTATTACGAATAATAAATCCATTGTTAGGAATTATACTGCTAGTCCATGCTGTTACAATTGATGTTACATCAGTATTAATATCTTTAGTTGAAAAATAATTAAATGATTGAGATTTATGATAACCGGATGAGGTATACCAAGCAGCGCCGCCATTGTTGCCTGTATAATAATATGATTCTACACCAGAGGGCAGGGTTGTTAATTCCCAAGCGTTTGTTTGATTAGCACTTCTGTATTGCCAGCTTGCTCCGTCGTCTGTTTCAGGAATATTATTGAAACGTCCTGTACCCATATCCCAACTTTGATATAATGGATTAATATTAATATTAAAAGCAGTTGGGATTCCTTCAACATGAGCATTATATAATTTTAATGATGCTGTATAATTAACACCTGATTTTAAAATAGCATCAGATATATCATCATTATTAAATTTAATTAATACACGACTAGTTGATGAAGATACAAATAAATTAGGTGATTTTTTAGATAAATCTAAAATAGCGTCTAATCCTGCATTTAAAGTATTATAATCTGTATAGATTGTTGTATCCTGTGATGGAAATATTTTATATACACCCATTTATATTAGTATTATTCTAGTATAAATATGAGACGCTTATGGAAATTATTTTAATAAATTATAATATTTCTTAAAGTATTTTTGGCGGTCATATAAACCAATTGTGCCTCCATTAACACATTTAGTAACAGTTAATACAGAAACATCAGAAGCATCAATGCATTTACCTAAGCAGTTCTTAGAGAAAAACCAAGCAGCAGATAATAATGGGTATTTAGTAGCAACTAAATCAGGATTAGCAGTAATATCTTCATTAATTGCTTTACCAAAAGCTGTATAATTATTTTTACCTGTTAGTTGAATATAACCACGCCCACGAAATTTATAACCATCACCTGATGATTTATCACCATTTCCCATACGAGATGCATAAACAACATTAGCAATCTTCTCAGGTTTATACTCATATAATTTAGCAATTATTTCATCAGGAAAATATTTTTTGAAGATGGTCAATAATCCTTTTACTCCGTAGTTTAAGTTTTCATTTACTACTTTAAATCCACCTGATTCATGCCTACATTGAGCTAAGAAGTGGGCTAATTTAATAGCGGTGTCAATTTTAAAATTTTCTATTACTTCAGGAATCTGAGTAATTACATCATCTGGAATGTGTCCTTTGAGTTTATTTAAGTCCACATATTTAAATTTTAATAGGTTACTACTTTACCATAAATATCAGTGTCGGGAAATCTTACTTCAAAAATCATTGGGTCAAGTGAAGGATAAACTATACCTTGTTTTGTAGCACCTTTAATATCATATGAGTATTGAGAATAATCTCCCCCAGCTAAATTTATGATATCCACTTTAATAACTGATTGAACTCCCATAACTGTACCAATTAAATTATAAATGTTGGAATAAATTATTGGTTGATTAATTTCCCATTTAGATATATCAAAATAGTCTTTGACAGCTGTTATAGCTCTGGCTAATACTTCTTGTGAGTTATAAGCTGGAGAAACAGTAATATCAAATGATATTTTTATATTAGCATAATAAGCATCTTTAATTAAAATTGCATCACTAGCTATTTTATGATATGCTAAATATGTTTTTAAATTTTGTTTAATAGCATTAGATGTTGTTATTATTTTACCATCTATATTTGTTGATAAAATACAAATAGAAAGAGCTAGTGGATTGTTAGTTATAAAATTTTGTTTATCAATATCATTAGATACTAAATAATCTTGACTAACATAAGCTTTACTTATATAACCAAATTTAGCAGGCATTGATAAAGTACGAACTAAATAATCAGCTTTAGTTACATTTCTGTTTTGAGTTGGGAAGTTAGCTAAAGCTTGTAAACGAATTTGATTAATTGTCTCACCTGGTCCACCACCTGATGATGGTTGTGAGTTATTAAAACGAATTGAGTTTTCTATAGCTGTCACTAAGTTAGCATCTAAATTATAATAATTAATAAATGTTTTGATAGTTGAATTGACATTCACATCATCAGATGGTAAATTAGTTTCAATTCCTCCTCCAACAACATATTGAACTGTTAATGTTGTGTTTGAAGGAGCAATACCATATTCATTTGTATATAAGAAATTTGATGGATCATAAGCTTGATTTAGCTTACTAATTCCATCTACTAAACCTAAACCAACATTATCTGGATTTGGAATAATAGTTTCATCAGATGTTGATGTAATGCCGCTACCAAATTCTAAAGTTAAATTATTATTATCATCAAAACGAGATATAAAACGTCTTGGTACTCGTTTTAAACGTAACATAAAACAAACATTATCGTTTTTATTAGAGTAATTAGGTTCATTAGAAGCTATATTCAATGTTTCATCAAATATAGTATCTTGAGCTAAATAAGGAACTTCATACCATTGGTTTTCATCACTATCTGTCACACTTAACACTTGAATAATATTAGAATCATTTATAGTAATAGATGGGAATTGAGAAGGATTTCCAAAAGTGAAATTAGATGATTTAATAGTACCTGAGTATGCTTTTACTTGTTTTTTAAGTAGATAAAATTGAATATTACCTAAATTATCATATTGATAAACAGAAATAGCTGTTGGATCAAATGATGATGAAAATCCAAAATCAATTAAATCTTTAGTTATAAAAGTTATACTTGGGTTTGATTTAGACTGTATAGTTGAGTTTTGTTCAATTTTAAAAGCATACCTATAATCAGGTTCATAATTAGGAGCTCCTAATGATGGAATTTGTTGATATACATCTAATATCACTGTAGAAGCAGTTGTTACTTTAGGTCTATATCCTAAAGCATATGCTAAAGCAATAATATTTTTTCTCTCTTGAGTGTATAATAATAATGTTTCTTGTAATTGATTATCTGTGTAAAATGATAGAACATCACCAACATAAGCAGCCATTTCCATAAACATATTACCAGGAGATGATGGACTGAAATCCATATAAGTATTCTGGAAGTATGTTCTAGCATAGTTAATTAAGTTTTGTCTTAATGATATGAAATCTTTATCAAAATATTTTATATCTGGTTGTGTTGCCATTTTATCTAATTAAGTTAATAAGTCCTCTTGTTTCAACATTAATAACAATTTGTTGATTATCTTGATTAAGTTGATAGTTTATAATTATGTTTACTAAATTTTGGTCTGGGTTTCTTTTGATGATTATAGATTGTAAAATAATGTTAGGAACATATTGTAATATTTCTGTTTCTAATCTAGCCGCTATATTATCAAATGTTAGATCATCATTAGCTTCAAATATACTTCGTCTAATATTTCCACCAAAATTAGGATCATATAAACGTTCACCTTTATTAGTCAAAATATAATTAATTAAATTAGATTTAATTTGATCTTTAGTTGTGATAGTTGAATTAAAGACACTAGTATTATTACTGTATAAAACACTAATACCAATACCTTTAGGTTGTCCTAAATCTTGAGGATTGAGTCTATATATTTGTCTAACAGCCATTATATTTTACCATCTTGTCTCATTTTATTCATTAACGCGCTAAAATCAGGTACAACATCGATTTTAACAGCATTAATATCTCCTGCTGGTCTAGTATATGTTAACATTTGATCTACATTTTCAACAACAGGAATATCAACGGGTCCACCAAAACCTTGAGCCATATTTGAATTCATATTAGCTACTGAGCGCCAATCGCTGCTTGTAGCTGTTTCATTCAATATTTCATTTAATATATTATTATTAGTAAAGTTCATAGGCTTAAGAGGCTGTGTAGGTTTGGCAGGTTTTATTAGTTCAACCATGGAATTTTTTACTACGGTTTGTTTGGCATCTGCCACCGTTGGCTTAGGCTTTGGCACCTCAAGCAATATTCCAAGCTCTTCCCTTATAACAGCTTGTACTTCTTCACGTATAATCTTACGTAATAATTTTACAAATATATCAGCTTTCATATCTATAAATATCTTATTATCCTAGTATTTGTTTAATTTCTTCAAGCAATTCATTGTTTGTTTTAGTAAAACTTGGTGCTGTTTGTGTTATTTTCATTTTACTAAACGAATCTAACGCCTGGTATTGACGTTGCTTATTAGGTAATGTGATAAGTTTAAGTATATATGATTTACCTTTAGCATTAGTATATTCTTCAGTGTCAGGTACAGCATTATTAGCTTCAGCTAAAGATGATATTAAATCATTATTATTAGTGTTTGGTGAATCATTAGCAATATTAAATTGAAGTTGATTAACTTTAATTTGTATTTTAGTAATCATTTCTTTAAATATAGTTAGAAATAATTGAAGAGCAGTGATCGCTGCTTGATATTGATCTATTTTTTTATTATCTTTTTCTAATTGTTGTAAGCTTCTAACTGTGTTAAGTAAAGCTAAACCTACTGAGGGTTTAGAAGGAGTTGGAGCTGCTAATTCAGCTGTGATTCTAGCGAATCTAACTAACATTAACTTTTGTTTAATTTTAATATATACTTTTATTACAGTTAAAACTATATTAAATATTTTAATAACATTATTTAAAGTTGTGATTATATTATTAAGAGTAGATATAGTTTTCTTTAAATTAGCTACTCGTCTATCAAAATTACTCTTAAATACACTATAATTATCTGGATTAGATGGGGTAAAAGTAAATACTCCATTTTCAATAGTTAATGTACCTTTATTTTGGAGTTGTTTTTTAGTATCCTTAGTTAGTTTTTTAATTAATAAATCAGCTATATTCTCAGCTCTAATAAAGGACATTAATATAGGAGTAGCTATAGATGTTATTTGTAGTTTAGCATTTTTAGCTGTTTGTCCTACTTGATCTTTTAAAAATTCTTTTTTATCATTAAGTGCTTTCTTAAGTTCTTCATATTTTTTCTTTTCTTTATCTTTACGATCCTTTATTTGTTTTTTAGTCTTATCAAGTTTATTTTTAACATCATCTGAATTAGGTAATTTAGAAATGTAGTCTTTTAATTTACTTGGATTTAAATTTTTAATTTTATCAATAGGTATATTATTAAGTGATGCTAATTTTTCAGGAGGTAAATTTTTAATAGCTTCTAATTGAGCAGGACTTAACTGTTTTAATTTATTAGGATCTAAAGCAGAAGTTAAACCCGTGGATAAATTTTTTAAATTACCTAGCTGTGAATATTGTGGTGGTATGTTTCCTATTGTTCCCATTATATTGTTGATACAATATCTGATTTGACGTTGCCTGGTTCAGCTAAAGAATTTTTAATATTCTGCATTTTTATTTTTAAATAAGTAGAAGCAATGGGAGCTAAAGATGGAAAATTAACAGCGGCTTCCATCATTTTACTATAATTAGATATAGCTTCATTTTGATCATTTACAGTTGACTCTAAAGCATCAGCTTTAGTAATTGGTTCAACTGTTCTGCCTTTATTATCATATCCAAGTTGAATATTAGGAGCATTAATGATAAAGAAGTTAGATGGGTCTGTTGTTCCTTTAGGACCAACATCTAGTCTAACAGAGTCGCCCGCTGAAAAATGAATAATTCCTTTTGATTTTATTTGAATGTCATCACTAGTTGAGTTGAAAACTAAACGTTCTGATGATATTAATATTTGTTCTCCTTTATATGATGTGTCAGCCATAAAATTATTTTTATAATGAAGGAAGAGTGTAATTGAATTTTATGCTAACAAATCGTTTAAAATCACCTACAGTTATAGGAGTTCCAGGAGGAAAACTAAGAGTACTTGCCATAATTGGATTTTGACAAGATACAGATTCTTTTGATA